TCACGATCTCACGATCTCACGATCTCACGATCTCACGATCTCACGATCTCACGATCTCACGATCTCACGATCTCACGATCTCACGATCTCACGATCTCACGATCTCACGATCTCACGATCTCAGCAGCAGCAGGCAGCACAGCACAGCACAGCACAGCACAGCACGCAGCACGCAGCACGCAGCACGCAGCACAGCACGCAGCAGCAGCAGGCAGCAGCAGCAGCAGGCAGCAGAGACCACGCCCGGCACCCCCGGCACCCAAAGCGCAGCGGAGCGCAGCAGCGGGGAGGCATAAAAAATTTTTTGCTAAAGGCCCTTTACAAGTGCTAAACGAAAGTCCATATTAGTTAATGACTAAAAAATTAAAAACCGAAGAACCCGATCACCCTTGCGAGCAGGACGCAGAGGGCACAAAAAGAGACTGTCCAAAGTGCGAGGAATTTAACACGCTGAAAAAATATAAAGCAGGCTGGGCTTGTAGCTACTGTTTCTACCATGAAGCTTAAAATCGATCTCACCAACAAACGGTTTGGTAGATGGACCGTAATTCTAGAAAATAAAAAAGTCCACGATACCAAGGCCGAGACACATCCGTCCTTATGGTATTGCGTGTGTGACTGTGGTGAGGTCAGACCAGAAGTGCTGTATTCATCATTGGTGTCTGGTCGATCAAAATCGTGTGGATGCCTGCGTAAAGAGTTCAATCGAGTAGCGCCAAAAATGCGGCACAAATTTATACCCTGTTCTTTAGACGACGTATGATCAAAATAGTAGGACATCCCGAACGCGCAAAGAATCTGGTCAACATGAAGTTTGGCCTTCTCACCGTAGTAGCCTGTTGTGGGAAAGACGCATACAACAATATATACTGGGATTGCATCTGCGACTGTGGAGGCAGCAGAAGGATGGTGTGGGGGCACTACTTGGTATCTGGGGCTTATACACGGTGTTTCCTTTGCAGAACGGCAAACAACAAGAATGGGAGATGGAATGGTGGACGACCAAAAAAGGGGACTTTCCCAAAAAAGGGGTTTGGAAAAAAGCCCGAGACCATAAAAAAGTATAAGAAGCTGTTTGCCAAGATGCTTCGGGAAACTGGGGACATCTGCTAGCTTGACTAGATAAGGGCGTTCTATTACCATAACAGAATATGGTAAACTCAGTCCAGCAATCACAAAGCATAGCTACAGCCATTCCAGCGGTAGTCTCTCAAGACGACCAGACGCTGATCAAACGCGGACGAGTAAAGTCTCCAGCAGACATTGCCAGAATCCACCAGACACTATTTAATGAAGACCTGTTGTCTTCACAGAAGCGGGCAATGGTCCAAGCTGCTATCGATGGAGAAGCCCCTTATTCCAACCAGAGGGAGCGCCTTGCTGGGCTGTCTGGTCGAAGCAATATCAATTTCGGGCAACTGGCTCAAGCGGTCGAAGAGGCGCAGATGCCTTATTTCCGTCTCCTTGAGTCTTTAGATACCCTGTGTTCGACACCAACTAAATACGGTGATACCGAGACGCGCACAAATATCGAGCCTGTATTGGCCGAAGAGATCACTCGGATGCTCAAGAACTGGTCTGGGTTCCTCCCGTTGTGGGGACAGCTTTCCCTATTATATGTGTCAGAGGGCATTGGCTTTTCTCTGTTCTCGGACGCTATCGACTGGAGATGGCAAGTGAAGGGTCTTCAACATCTCAAGTTCCCACGGCGCATCCGTGCAGATGTCAACTATCTCGACATTGTAACGTGCGAGGATATGATGAGGCCCGACGAGTTGTATTCCAAGATCACCGCCGAAGAGCCTCTTGAGGACGAGCAGAAGTATTGGAACAAAGACGCGATCCTCAAAACTATCAAGGAGACAGCACGTTCACACGGGCTAAACGCGAACGATCCTCAAGAAGTCGCCGAGACATGGAAAAACAACGACCTTTCCCAAGGTCTGACGGCAAACACTGTGCGGGTCATCCACGGGTATGTCCGAGAACTGGATGGAACTGTAAGCCACTATCTGGCACGGTATGATGGTGAAGGCGACTGGCTCTATAAGTGTGAGGGCAAGTTCAAGGACATCTCGTCTTTGATCACATCCTTCATTGGTAGTGTCGGGAGCAATGGTGACTTCCAGTCTATTCGTGGGGTCGGCTATCGCCTGTTCCCTGCAACATCTGGGCAGAATCGTCTGCTCAACAAGTTCCTCGATCAAGCCTGTATCGCTTCGACTCCTCACTTGTCCACCAGCAACGAGGACGCGAACGTCGAGCAGATGATCAGACCAATGGGTCCGTATATGCTCATGGCCGATGGGACAAGCTTCCAAGAGATTCAGACACCTGACTTCAGCAAGAACCTCATCCCAGCGATCCAATCTCTGGAAGGTATCTTCCGTTCACGGGCTGCGGCGTCTGCCCCGTCAGCGGCAAGCGGCATGGACCGAACTCAGAAGACCAAGTATCAAGTGCAGACTGAGACGGAGCAATCGGGGGCTTTGCAGTCGAGCGGGTTCTCGATGTTTATGGCAGCGTGGGAGCGGCATCTGAGATGTGTGCTCTCCCGAGTGTCGAGAGAGGACTACTTGATTACAGACCCGGGCGGGAAGGAAATCCACGAACTCCGCCTGCGTCTTGTCGCTCGCGGGATTCCTCTTGAAGCCCTTTACAAGCTAGACGTAAGGGCTGCTGAAGTAAATACAGGACTTGGCAAAGGCAGTGCAAGTGAGCGCCGATCAGTTGTCAGTATCTTGAATGAGACCCTTTGGCCGAGACTCGATGCCAAGGGCAAGAATATCCTCGACCGCATGACCGCAGCTAGCTACGCGGGAACGCAGATTGCGAAGATGCTCGTTCCTGATATGGAAGGAGGCAGACCACCTGTCGATGCTCAGGTCGCCCAGCTTGAGAATAGCCTCATGTCTCTTGGCAAGCCGCCAGCGTTTGAGCCGAACCAAGACCATGTGGTGCATATCGACAAGCACTTGGAAGAACTCTACCAAGTCAATACTCAGCTTACTCAGATGCAGATCGAACTGCGTTCAGCCATCGACCAGATGCAGCCTATCTGGGAGCATTGCATCAACGACCATCTCCCACTCATCGATCCGAACAACGCAGACTACCGCAGGTTCAAAGAAGCGTTGCAGCAACTTGGTGAACTTATCAAGAATAGCCGTAAGCACCTTGACGCGGAAGATCAACGTGCGGCAGAAGCACAGGCTGAAGCCCAAGGGCAAGAGGCTCCAGAAGCTCAATATGGTGGAACACCCGCTGGTCTGTTTGCAGCAGCGGTCGATGCCAACGCGAGAGCGGCAAGTAAAGACGATGCTGTGATCGAGAAGACCAAGGCCGAGACTCAGATCATGCTTGAACGGCACAGGCAGCAGTTGGCGGCAAACGATGTGAAACTTGCTCTGGATGTCAAGAAAAGCCAAAGTAGGTAACCACGAACATTCGTGCTAGACAGCCCAGCATATTTCGATAAACTGAAAGGGTAAATGATAACTACTCATCTTCAAGCGTCTAAAGAAATATACAGGTTCAGGCAAAACAAAGAAGTTGTTGGGAGACTCCAAGAGCTTTTGTCTGATCCCGTGATGAAGTCAGCAATGACTATGGTAGAGAATTTGTCCAGACCGTCAGTGCTGCCCGAATTAACTCCCACGGTGCATCACGATACTTCGATTGCACACTATATGCACATGCTCATCGGAGTAAACAAAGCCCTTTCTATGCTCAAGCGTATGGCTATCGACGTGAATAGCGAAGACGATACGGACTTTAGTGAGGATGAAGCCGGAGATTTTGAGTCTTACGGTCACGAAATTAAGGCAATTAAACTCTCTAAAATCAAACCCTAATACCTATGTCAGAACCAATCACGGCCCCAACGCCAGCACCAGCATCTCCCGCTCCAGCGGCACCATCGTCTAGCCCATCTATCTCCTCGGCTCCACCACCTTCTGGGGGCATGGACTTGATGAGTGAACTCTCGGACAGTATCTCAGAGGTGAAGAGCGGCAAAGCCCCTCAAAAGGCCAAGGCTGCTTTGCCAAAGGCTCCAGAGAAGAAGCCCGAGACCGCAGCTAAGGAAGCAGCGAGCGGCGAGAAGCAGCCTTGGGAAGGCGATGCAGCTTCGGAGAAAGAGGAGCCGACTACTGAAGAGGCTCCTTCCGAAGAGAAGGTTCCTGAGGATGTCAGGACTCCAGAAGCCAAGGCCCGCTGGACTGAGCTAAAGAAAAGCCAGAACGAACTCAACAAACTCAAGCCTGAGTATGAGGCACTGAAGGAAGAAGTTGAAAAGCTGCGGGCTACACCAGAGAAGGTTCCTGCGGAAGTTGAGTCTGAACTCAATGAACTGCGTCAGTTCCGTGCTGCATACAAGGTCGAAGAGTCTCCCGATTTCAAGAAGTACGTCACCGAGCCGTGGAACGAACAGGTAAGTGCAATCCAAGAGGTTGCGGAGTTTGCGGGAATCGATGTGGACGCTTTGCTCAAGGCTACTGACGAGCCGAATACGCTTCGTCGGGCGCAGGCAATCAAAGCGGCTTTGGCAGAGTCCACAGAAGACGTTGACTCGCACGCCATCGAGATCGTAATGCGTGCAGCGGACAGACTTCACAAAGAGGTGTATCCGAACCAAGCTCAACTCAAAGCTCAGGCTCTGGAGATTCAGAACGCTTTCAAAGGCAAGGAGGAACTGGAAAGCAGCCAGAAGGCTCAAGAGATCGAGCAGAAGTTTAGTGCTTCAGCGGAGCAGATGTATACTACCCTTGAATCTAAACTCAAGGCAACAGGGCTGTTCAACAACAAGGAACTGGCTGAACGGGTGAAAGCGGCAAAACCGTATGACATCTCTGAAAAGCCTATGGAGGCAGCGTATCAGGCGCAGGCAAGTGCTCTGCTACCCGGCTTCATTACCAAATACAATGAGGTTGTCGCCGAACTCAAGACCGTGAAAGCTTCCCTTGCAGCCCGTGGGAAAGCAGTCGCGTCTCCTTCAGATAGCTCCGAGGCACCAAAATCGGCTAGCAATGACTACGACGGTGGGTCTAATTTGGAAGACGAGCTTCGAGCAGTTACTCGCAGACGCTAAAATAAATAGTCAGACGCAGTGAGCCTCTTTGCTAAAAACAGAGAGGCTCATTCTTTTTATTGACACATACTTAGAAAAGCAGTATATCTGACACTGAGTATAAACAGCGCGGTTTGTCGCAAGGAAACGCTCAATCCTTAGAACAAGCAAAAAGAGCTTAACAAGAGTTGGGGTCGCTCCCCCGATGCACGCAACGAGACCCAATCTCGCCTTTTGCTGTATCGGATAATCGAGCATCAGGGGCGAAAACCAAAACCCCCAAAACCCCCCGACTACTATGGCTAACCTTAATGAAATCTTCGCCCGCGATGCTGAACGTATCCAAGGCGACATCTACCACATCCAGCGTGACCAAGGTCGCGTTTCCGCGCTCATCAAGAAGGAAACCCTTCCTGAAGGCATGGGCTACAACTTCACCACTCCTGTCATCCAGCGGTCTAACCGCACTGGCGGTACAGGCTGGGTGGAAGTCCAAGCTGAAGACGGCACGGGAAATAACTGTACGCCTAGCCCCGGTGTCACCACCTCGGCTATCGACATCCTTGCTTGGTCCGCTGAAAAGCGTGTCGAGAAGTCCGATACGATCTGTCTTGACGATGCTTGGAGCGCATACAACTTCACCGAACAGGTGACCCGTAAGCGCGAAGAATTCGTCGCCACCATCGTTGACCTCTGGGAAGACGCTGACAAGGACCACTTCTTCAAAGCCGCTGGACACAAAATCGTGTTCAACAGTTCCCTCACCGAAGGTAACTCCACAACCATGCCTGCTAGCGCAGCCACCTACCAGATCAACCAAGACCTTCTTGATTCGATCCGCTCCCGTGGTCTTCGCGACGGTATGGGCAAGGAGCCTTACGCTATGCGCGACGGTGGCCCAGTCCTTCCTCTCATCCTCTCGGATGAAGCTCACCGCACTCTTATCAAGGGCGACGCTTCTATCCGTGAAGACTTCCGCTTCGCGGAAATGGGCAAGGGCGTTGAAGGTGCTACCCTGCTCAAAACGTGGTCCGTAGACAAGTCGTATGGTGGCTTTATGCACATCATCGACACGAAGATGCCCCGCTTCAACTTCACTGGTGGCGCATGGGTCGAAGTTCCCTTCTACACCACTGCCTCCGCCTCTATCGGCACGAAGCTGGTCCTTAATCCGGCCTACCTCACCGCTGAATACGAAGACGCTTATGTCTGGCATCCAGACGTAGTGCATCGTCTCACTCCGAAGACCCGCTCTTCGGTTGGTGCTGACACCAAGTTCGCTGGTTTCGGCTACAACGGTGAAGTCGTGTGGCGCAACATCCCGAACGAGACTGACAACCTGATGGAAAATCAGGGCTTCTGGGCTGCCCAGTTGTATGCTGCTTGGAAACCTATCAAGGTCCAATACGGCTACGTCGTCCGCTTCAAGCGTTGCCCAAGCATCGTTGGCTCCGCTTGCCCTGCCTACTAATGTAGGCTAAACTAGGGCAGGGGTTGTTAATCACAGCCCCTGCCTTTTTTACTTAAACCAATAATTCTAAGACTATGTCACCAATGAAAATGGATATGCCAGCAATGGGTATGGAAGAAGCAATGAGCGAAGAAGAACAACTTGATGAGGTGATCTCTTTCGCTCCACCCAAGGGTTTTACTCCTCCTGACGACATGGAAGAAGGAAAACCTTTTGATATCGTCGCTTCGATGGTAATGAAAGGCGGAAAGCTTACCCTACAGTCTGTCAACGGGGCAAAGCTCTCGCAGATGGAAGAAGAGACTGAAGATATGGAAGAGGAAGAGGAATCAAGCGATTCTCAGCCTGCCGAAGATGGCGGAACTACCCTCGCTTCCGAAATCAAGAAAGCCGGATACGGACGCTAATTATGACTGCATCTCCCTACGCCTCCGCAGGTAAGATTACCGAAGCCCTTGCGGTTATCGGTCAATCTTACGTCGATACCAAAGAATACGGTCTGTATGTTCAGATCGCTATGGCTTTGGCAAATCGAAATGCGGCTGGCGGAGACCCAATGCAGAACACAATCGATGCCCTTGGTGGTAGCATATTGGCTACTACCAAGCAGGGCATTTTGTCCCAGATTTTTGTTCTTGCTGCTACCGCATGACCGCCTCTCCCTATGCCTCCGATGCAAAGATTGCCGAAGCCGTTGCGGTTATCGAAGCAGAATACGTGGGCACTCGGGAACAAACGCTCCTCCAACAGATATTGATCGCCTGTGCTTTGGGCGGCGGCTTTCCCGGTGACGCTTACCTCACTCCAGACGGCAGCGCCGACTATCGCACACCCGATGGCAGCGATTACTACGCAACTCCTTAACTTGACCTTTTATGCCAAACGTCTCCGCCAATATTGATACCTTTCTTCGCTCCGCAGACAATGCGGCGGCAAGAACAAACTTGGGTGTATCTGGAGTAATCTCGACCCCCAAGGTCTATTACGTCGAGACAACGGGCAACGATAGCACGGGAACCGTGGGCAATCCTGCGTTGCCCTACGCCACAGGCACAGCCGCCGAGGCTGCGGGCCATGCGGTAGGAGTGAGCTTTGTAATCCAGTTTGGAGTTTGGACATTTAATGTAACCGTCAGCAACCGACCTATTAGTTCAAGTTTGAAGAATGTTTCGGGACGTGGGAACTACGCAACAGACCTCACGGTTTCAGTTACTCCAGCAAACGTGAATTCGGTGCAAGCCACAAATTCACCCAGTCTTACCATAGAAGCAAACCAATGCGCTTTAATTGCATATGCAAAAGGAGGCACAGGAAGCGATCCACTAGAGGTTAATGGTCTTAATGGCGGAAATGGGGGCGATATGATAGTAACTGGTGACTGTAAAATTAACCACATAGACAGTACTGGTGGCGATGGCTTTGGTTTTGAAAGTCCCGGCTTCGGGGGATCTGCTGGAACCATCACGATAAATGGAAGGGGCTGTCTGGTGCTATCGGCACAGGCTAACGGCGGAGGTGGGGGTGGTGGCACTGCCAACCAATTTTCTGCTGATAACTGTGACCTTCGCCCTGCGGGTGGCTCAATAGCAGCAAACACCAGTGGTACATTTATTGGCAGATGTTCCTACACTGGATTCACACCAACCGTCGATATAGGAGGAAACGCAGTTTACTAATTTATGAATATCCAACTTAAATGGTGCATGACACCAAAGGACTTTCTGCAAGCGAAGCTCACCCAAGCCGAAGTGATTGCCATCGGGCTATCCACAAATCCGCAAGTGGTTTATTGGCGCATGATCGGACTTGGAGCGGATCGTATCCGTGACGATTCAGTAGAGCTTTCGCAGGGATTAGACATTCTCATTTCCGAAGGAATCCTGACAGCCAATCGCAAAGCCGAAATCCTTTCCTAACTATACGGAACCAACGGACTTACCCCCTATGCCAAACGTCTCCGCTAACATTGATACCTTTCTTCGATCTGCAGACAATGCTGCGGCAAGAACCAATCTTGGAGTTCTGCCTCTTGCTGGCGGCACTTTGACTGGCAACTTAAATTTAAACTACAATACTTTACTTTTAGGAGGAGACTCAAGTCTTACAAATTCTCAACTTAGCATACAAGCTGACACTAGTGGGACTGCTATTCAGCCTAACTTTGTATCGGTTAGTCAAAATGAGTATTATGCCAGTCTCTCTGGATCCCAAATTACGATTGGAAACAGCGATGCAGGCAAATCTGCTGTCCTCCAATTAAACACTAGCCAAGCCCCAGAAAATGTAGCGTATTACACGCCTGCGGTTGGTGGTGTTTTAATAACCGAACAAAGTGTTTGGCCTAATTCTTACCCAATCGGATGGGCAGACACTCAGCTTCGTAGAGACAGTCAAGCCAACACATTAGCTATTCGTGGAGACACCAATGCAGGAACGGTAACAAACCGATTCCACATCTATGGTTTCTACAACAATGCGAGCAATTATGTTCGTGCTTCTTTACATTGCACTGGCACACTAGTTAATATATCTGCTGAACGTGCTGGGACAGGATCAGCTAATGTGGACATCAACATCACACCAGCAGGCACAACAGGAAGAATCAACGTCATGGGTCAAACTGCGGTTGCTGGTGTGATAGCTTGCACCCACACAGCACTCATCAAAGTAAACGGAACTCAGTATAAAGTACTTCTTTCAAATCTATGACTCTAAACCTTACCTTCACCCAAGAGCAAGCTGATGCACTAGCTGGAGTTGTTGCTGCTGAAAATGCAGCACTTCCAGCAGGTTCGACTGCCTTTACAGACGAGAGTTACTTAACCCACATCCTCATGTTTGCTGTTGATGGGTATGTGGCTACCGCGTATGAGCGTGCGGTGCAACGTATTGGCAACGCAGCTGCTGCACTCCCATACGAAGAGCGTCAAGCACTGATCTCACAACTTGAAACCCAACTAAACCCATGAATCCAGAACAACTCCGAAACAATATCCTAAAACTCTGTGAAGCTTTTGGGGCTGCTGCTGAGACTCGGAATAAGCTGGTCATCGATGCCACTGCTGAAGTCGTAAAAGCAAAAGTGCTGGAACTCATCCCTGACGATAACTCTGTTTGCGAATCTGAACCATGAACGACCACGCCACACCCTATATCGGCTCCGTCGTCGCGCTAATCAGTTCGATGGCAACGCCCGCTGATATGGAGATGTCACTCAAGTTGGCATCGCTCGCGGTCGGCATCTTGGCTGGCGTTCTTGGCTGTATTTCAGGTGTAATTTTGATCATCAAAAACCTCCGCAAGTAAACGCAATCCACGCAATAAAAACGTAATCCACGCAAATGAAAGACTTACTACCACTCCTACTCTCTACCGACTGGCTCTCCCTGCTTGGCGCTCTCTCTGGCGTCTGCACATCGCTCGTTGTTCTTTTTGCCTTCATTCCCGGCGAACAGCCAGAAAAGGCAATCAAGGCATTTGCTGATTTCATCGGCAAGTTTTCTCGCAAATAACCAAATGCAGGGTAAGGAGCGACCTGATAAACCGTAGCCTACAGTTGGGTGCAAGTCCCGACCCTGCGCCATTTTTATGATTGGCATTATTGAACTCATCAAACTAGCCTTGAGAGTTTGGCTAGCGGTAAATGCCTCGAAACCCTTTCAACGCCTCCATGAAATTGATCGTGAAATGCTTCGGCTTAGTGTTGGTGCTACTGAGTCTAGCCTCTTGCAAATCGAAGCACTCGACCGCGAGCGCAGAGTCCTCAATAAACTCATCGGCACTTTACACGCCGACCTCGGTGACAAGTCTTGAAGGCACAGAGTATCAATTCGTTGAGGGACGCTGGAAAGCTACGGGCGAGAAACTTTATTCACAGGCGGCATTTACCCGTGCCCTAACCATTGGCAGGGCACAGTAATATCACCCATGCCGAAGCCGCCTACTATCACAGAGCGCAAACTCGGCAAACACGGCGCTCATGGCCTTTGCTGGAGCGATGGCACGATTGAGATCGACTCACGGCTGAGAGGCAAAAAACGCCTTGAGATTGTGTGCCATGAGATTATCCATCACCTTGCTCCTGATTGGAGCGAAGCAAAAGTTTTACACGCGGGCCGCATTATGGGCCACGCGCTCTGGAAACAAGGCTACCGAAAAACCGACAGCTAACAAACCACATGACTAAATCCGAAATTGCCAGAGAATTTATCACACGTTTCCCAGACGTGGAAAACCGCACGATTGCCCGTGTAATGTTTAAGGAAAAGCCAAAGGTGTTTCCATCGCTAGAAAATGCTCGAAACACAGTGCGGCACGTTCGGGGAGCAATTGGAATCCCTAATAAGGGACACATTGCAGATAAATCTGCCTTCCGCCCGCTCGGCTGGCAGAAAAACATCATGCCAAAAACTCAGGCGACCTCACGCAAGCCAGTCGTTTTGGGCGGCGCATTGAAGGTGTTAATTCTCTCAGACATCCACATTCCTTACCACGATGAAGTAGCTGTTGCTGCTGCCATTGCTTATGGTAAGAAAAAGAAGCCCGATGTGGTTATCCTCAACGGAGACATCGGTGATTTTTATGGTGTATCCCGACACGATAAAGACCCACGCAGATCGCTCTCCGACGAGCTTGATGCAATCCGTCAGTTCCTCTTCCACCTCCGCGCTCAGTTTCCGAATGCGCGAATCCTTTACAAAATCGGCAACCATGAAGCACGCATGGAAATGTTCTTGGTTAAGAATGCTCCAGTGCTCCTCGGCGTTTCGGATTTCGAGCTTCCCGTGTTGCTCAAGTTTGACGAACTCAACATTGAGCTTGTCCCATCACTTACACTCATTCGGTTAGGCAACCTGCCAATTTATCATGGGCACGAATTGCCGCAGGGCATGAGTTCTCCCGTCAATCCTGCTCGCGGCATTTGGATGCGGGTGCAAGAATCCCTCATCTGCGGGCACTGGCACCGCACATCTGAGCACACTGAATCGACAGGGCTTAACAAAAAGCTCTCGTCGTGTTGGAGCACTGGTTGCCTCTGCGATTTGTCGCCCGATTACGCCATCGTGAACCGCTGGAATCATGGCTTCGTCTGGGTCGAGACTCAGGCAGACGGAAACTACGAGGTTACCAATCACAAGATCATTCAGGGGAGGGTTTACTAAATGGACTTTATCGGCATCTTTTGTGGTATCACGTTTGCCCTAGTGTCTTTTGGAGCACTCACGGTAATCGCTCTCTTTGTAAGCTGTGACCTAGCGGCGGAACAGGAGAGGAAACAAGATTTGGAGAACAAAAAGAACCGATGAAAATCATCTGCCTAGACCCCGGACACGGGATGGCTAACCGAAAAGCTCTCGTCTATGACTCGGGGGCTGAAAGCAACGGCTACACAGAAGCCGCTATCGTCATGGATTATGCCAACGTGCTGCGCCTAGAGTTGGTAGCCCGAGGTTTCAAGGTTGTGCGAACCCGAGTCGATGACAAAGACCCTTGCCCTGTGTCTCGCCGAGATGACATCGCTAAAGCCTACAATGCCGTGTGCATGATCTCACTCCACTGCAATGCCGCAGATGGCAACGCCAGAGGCACGGAGACTTTCTTCCGTGGCGAGGATGACCGAGCTTTTGCCAAAGTATTGAATACCGCCATCGTGAAGGCTATGGGGACTAAAGACCGTGGCGTGAAGACTGAAAAGGATTCACAGCACACATCTCTAGCCGTCATGGAGTTCGACAAGTGTTGGTTGGTAGAACTCGGCTTCATCGACAATAAAGAAGACCGCACTTTGATGCTTTCAACGACGACACGCCTTGCAGTTTGCAAAGCACTGGCGGATGTGATTGCGGCAAAGTTTGCTTGATTTGGTTTGCTCTTCGGTTATGGCGATAGGATACGATCAAAAATATGAAAAACCCAATCATTGCCTTCACAGGACTTGCCCAGTCAGGAAAGACTACCGCAGCGAACGCCTTTATCTCAATCGGATATGATCGAATGTCATTTGCCGAGCCATTGAAGGCAATGGTGCGATGCCTCACTAGCGTCACCGACAAAGAGGCTCGTCCGCCCGAGTTGTGTGGGAAAACTCTACGCGAAGTGTATCAGACCTTGGGAACTGATTGGGGTCGCAACATGGTTGGCGGTGACATCTGGATTCGTGCAGGACGTGCTCGGCTAGAGACGCTGCTTGGTGATGTCGAGAGCGACATTATTCGGGGCATCGTAATAGATGACATCCGCTTCGACAATGAGGCCGAATTGGTCCGCAACATGGGAGGAGTCGTCGTAGAGATCACTCGCGCCAGTGCTCCTCAGATGGAACATGCGTCGGAAGCAGGTGTCTCTCGCGATCTGATTGACTACAGCTTTGCCAATGAAGGAGACATCGTGACCCTGCAACACCAAGTTCGGGATTACTTGCTAGTGCGCTGAAGACAGAGTAGGTTCTCCCTATATGGCACTTGCAAATTCCGCTTCTAAGCTACTGCCCGCTCAACGGGTTCCATTTACTCCGCTATCGACGGATGTTTTCGTTGTTGAGAATTTCAATGTCGTCCAGTCGCCCAATGACTCAATCCCTGTTTACGGGACACCGCATGATACCATCTCCAAGCTCAAGTCTTGGCCGAACCACAAGTTCTGCCTCCAGACGCAAGCAGACGAGCAAGGTAACTACCAGCGTTGGTATGTAGCTGACCAAGATTCTCAGAATCTTTACAATTATGAGATCAGCGACTCTGGGCAGTGGAAGTCCATCACACAGACTTTTGTCATCCCGAGAGCAGACTATGTGGCGCTGCCTGCTAACCCTGCGACGACTTATCCTGCTCCCCCAAATCCTCCGATTGACACAACGGGGTATGCTATCACTGCAACGCAGGAACAGAAAATCGGCGAGCCAAAACTCGACAGCCTCTATGTAGCGGTCCAAGTGAGTCGGGAGAAGATCACGGACACGCAGACGCAGTATTCCGTCGATCTGGACACGAACCAGCTTCGCGGAGCGGTAAGCCAGAAAGTAGCCGCTGGCACACTAGGCACGGTGGTCGATCCTTCGGGAAGCTACAAAACTGTTGACCCGAGCAACTCACTTTGGTCCACGTCCACAACAAGAAAAGCCGCAGGACTAGCGGGCAACGCCAATCTCGGGGTGGCTTCGAGGACTCTCTTCTATCGTGACAACTACTCTTGGCCGAGAGTTCTCAACTACATCTACATCCAAGCAATACTTTCCGATCCAAGCAATGTGTACTCTCCAGTCCGCAGATATTCTTGGTTCCCTGTCTGGTTAGCAGATGCGTTTGATGGGCCTTGCGATTACACCTTGGTTGAACGCTGGACGCTTGCAAAACCCGTGTTCAATGGGGATTCGGGCTGGAATACAGGCACGGTATGGGCGCCCTCTACGGTCTATGCCCTTGGTGCATATATCACTCTTGTAGTTGGGAGTTCCCCAACCTACTACAAATGCACCGTAGCTCACACATCTGGCTCGACTTTTAACTCTGCAAATTGGGTAGCAGTATCCCCCTTAATCCCTTCGGAAACACCCATGCTGAAGACAGAGATTGTCTTCCAAGGGTCTGAGTTGAGCATCCGTATCCCCGCCTGCCTGCACTCGAATTTATTTATTCGAGATACCCAGTTCTACGCAGAATACCCTGCGACAACTCCACCACGTTGGCCTGCAACAGTATTAGCCCGTGTCACGGTGTCTCCCGACCAAGGCGGCTATCTGACTCGCATGTTTTATGTCAACGCACCTAGCACGGCGGGTGTGGCTACGAACATCGACTTAACTCAGACTGCTGGAACAGTGCGTGGGTTCACGCTATCGGGAACCGTCAATGCAAAAACGGTGACAGGAACCCTAAAACTTTCGGTATCTACTGACCCAAACTTTGGCAGTGGCTTCTTGGGTGACTATAACGCCAAGACGATTGGCACGCACACGCGGAATTTGGCGGTCGGCGCTTCTCCAACCTTGACCACTACGGATATAACGGGAGCCACTCCCGGAGTTGCTTACTATGCCAAGCTCGTTTGTGAAGCTGCAAACCCCCTCCTTTCGGAAACTAGCCGTCTTTGCATCGCCTTCACAGACCCCCAGCCAGAGCTTTTAATTGAAAATCAGGGTCAGGAGATCATCAGCAATAGTAACCCTTCATCTCTGACGACGGCTCCCGACGTGGAAGGGGGAACTTCGGTAGGTGTGCAATCGACCTTAGCTCTCACACTGGAAAACATTGGCTTAGAGACATTAGCGGGATTCTCTGCGGTAAAAGCCGTCTACATTGTGGGGGACACAACTGATACGACCTTCAACGATTTCACTCTTGGGGAGTTGCCTGTATCCTTGTCCCCATCCGCTTCGACCCCGTGGAACATTTTTTTTACTCCGACTTCAGCAGGTTTGAAGCGGGCTAGGATCACCATCACCACCAACGCTGCTACGGCTTACATCATAAAAGTTCAGGGCACTGGAGTCGCTGCGGAGATTCAGGTTGAGTTGGTCCAAGCTCCTACCAACATTATTCTGGTTGATGGTAGTAGCACAGTTGATTACGGAACCGTGACCACAGGTAGTGCGTCTGACGAAGTGTTCTACATCCGAAATGTTGGGAACGACACTCTCCGACTGTTGACGGCTAGCATCACGCAGGACAACCCAAGTTTCTCTATCGTAGACCCCGGTCTATTGGTAACAACGCTAGCCCCAACAGGCTTCACTCCTTTTACGGTGCGGTTTGCGCCTGAAGAGAACTCTACTATCTCAAATACTCGCACGGCGGTCCTGACGATTGGCAGCAGCGATGAGAACGAGAACCCCTTTACCGTCAACCTTACCGGAGAGAGTCAGAACCCAACAGCCCCCGGCGCGGTTGATCCAGATTGGGATGCCAACACCAACGGCACCGTTTACGGCATCGCATACCAGCCAGATGGCAAGGCTATCATCGTCGGTGACTTCACTGTGGTCGATGGCGTGACGTGCAACCGCATCGCCCGAGTGGATGCAACAGACGGCTCCGTGGACGCTACCTTCGACACCGATCCCGGCGCTAACGGCATCGTCCGCTGCGTGCTTGTTCAGACTGATGGGCAGATTATCATTGGCGGAGACTTCACCAGTGTCGCTGGTTCTGCCCGTAACCGCATCGCCCGACTCGACTCAGTTGGTGCTATTGACGCTACCTTCGACCCTAACGCAGACGGAGTTGTCCGCTGCTTGGGCTTGCGCTCAGACGGTGAGATCATGGTAGGTGGCGACTTCACCACTATTGGCGGTGGAGCTAAACCCTACCTCGCACAGTTGAATGTTGATGGCACCTTGGACGCAGGGTTTACCAGTGAAGTCGGAACCGTGTCAAACCCCGGCAAAGTCAACGGCATCCAGATGCTCCAAGACGGGGACATGTTCATTGTGGGAGATTGGTCGGATACCAGCAACACGACCACTACGACCACGACCACTACGACCACGACCACTACGACCACGACAACCGAAGAGCCTACCACGACGACGGAAGAACCAACTACGACTACGACAACGGAAGAGCCTACCACGACGACGACTACGACAACGGAAGAGCCTACCACGACGACGACGACTACCACAACTGAGGAGCCAACAACGACCACGACAACTGAGGAGCCAACAACGACCACGACAACGGAAGAGCCTACTACCACAACTGAGGAGCCAACCACGACTACGACCACGACAACGGAAGAACCTACCACGACAACGGCAGAGCCATAATTATGTGGACCGAAAGAATAATATCAGAAAATTTATGGGGGAGTTCTGAATCTTTTTCTGGCCCCGGCTCTGAATTGAAAAACACCAAACGTATTTCTTTTTTCCTACCCCACATACTTAAATGGCTTGGAGCTAAGTCTGTGTTAGACATACCTTGTGGGGATTTTAATTGGATGTCGAAAGTAGATTTATCGGGGTTTATTTATGTTGGCGCGGACATAGAAGCGCAGGTAATCCAAAGGAACCAAGAAAAATACCCTGAAGTTGATTTTAGAGTGCTAGACATATCTTCTTCTAAACTTCCCGCTTGCGATGTGGTCTTAGTTCGCGACCTATTTGGACACCTAACTAATGAAGAAGTATCTAAAAGCCTGCTTAATTTAAGTGATAGCGGATGTCGATTTTTGCTTTCTACGACCTTTACGTCGTGGGGTATAAACGCTAATCCAGAAAAGTCAGGCGGATGGCGTATCATAAATTTGTGTGTCCCCCCTTTTAGCTTAAACCCGATAGCTCTGCTGAACGAAGGTTGCACAGAGGGAAAAGGAAAATACGATGATAAATGCTTGGGTATATTTGACCTAAATAGCTTGATCTGCGGACGCTTTAGCCCATGAAACTCACCATCTCAATGGCGTGCTACGATGACTACGACGGCGTGTTTTTCACCGTCCAGTCGCTTCGTATGCACCATAAACTACCCAAGGACACGGAGTTCTTGGTGCTCGATAACAGCCCTAGCGGGGTTCATCTTGAAGCCACAAAAAAGTTTCTCACCTCAGTCCCGAACAGCCGATGGATTCATGTCGAAGATCGCCAAAGCAGTTTTGTCAAATATGATGCTTTCAAACACGCCACAGGGGATGTTGTTCTCGGGCTGGACTGCCATGTGCTGTTAGAGACTGGCTTCATCGACAGACTCTTGGAATGGTGGGAGGCGAACCAAGGATCAAGAAGTCAACTCACAGGCCCGCTCGTTTACAACTGCCTGAAGTCTCGTTCGACTCACATGAATCCCGTGTGGCGAGGACAGGATTTTGGCACTTGGGGGACTGACGAAGTTGGGGTAAAGGGCACTGAGCCTTTTGAGATACACATGCAAGGCATGGGGTGCTTCTCCTTTTGGCGTGAGCACTTTCCAACCAATCTACCTAACTTCCAAGGGTTCGGAGCCGAAGAGTGGTTCTTCGCTGAAAAGGTTCGCAAGCAAAGAGGGCAGGTTCTATGTCACCCTGCAATGGGTTGGATGCACCGCTTCTGTTGGCCCAAACGCTCTTACCCAAGCTGCAACGATGCCCGCATCAAGAACTACTATCGAGGTTGGCTTCACCTTTACAAGACGCTAGAGCACCCAATGGTGCAACAAATGACCCAACACTGGCTCACTACCATACCTCAAAGTAGGCTGGACGAACTGATTCAAGAGGTTATACTCTCACCATGATCCCTAACCGCATCGCCCGACTCAATTCCAATGGGACCACCGACACTAGCTTCGACCCCGGCGCAGGCTTGGATGCTGAAGGCATCTGCGTCAATCTCGATGCCGCAGGGCAGGTGATCGCAGGAGGCAGTTTCAACATGGTGAGTGGTTCTGTGAGAGCCAAGCTAGCTCTTTTTGAAGCTGATGGCACACTCATAACGGGCACGCCAACCCCTTCAGCCACAGTCCGCACTTTGGTCACGCAGGTAAATGGCAAGATCATCTTGGGAGGAGACTTCACCACGATTGACGGAACGACCCGCAACCGTGTCGCACGTCTCCAGAATGACTACACGCTCGAAGCAGCTTTTAACCCAGACGCCAACGGAGCCATCCATGCCTGTGCCTTGCAAGAGGATGGTAAAATACTCGTCGGCGGAGCTATGACGCAAGTAGGCGCATTGACACGCAATGGTGTAGCTAGGCTCTACAATGACCCTGCATCCAACGTCTTGAGCGTGTCAAGCCTCTCTGAAGTCCAGTGGCTTCGGTCAGGGGCAACTCAGGAAGCACAACGTGTCACTTTTGAAAAAGATATAGGTGCAGGTTATGTCACTACGGGAATCACAGTTTCCCGCATTGACGGAGGCTGGAAAGCCACAATCACGCCTGACTTAGTTACAGGGTTGATCCGTGCCCGAGCCTTCCCATCTGACTCGCATAGCGAAGGCATGATCGAAGAGATTGTGTCTTTTGTCGTTGATCCTGCTATCGAGGTATCCGTTGAAGGCATTGTTCGCACCAGTGGTGTCGGCACCCTAGACTTCGGTTCTACGCAGACAGGAGTTGCCGATAACTTAGTTGTGAACATTGTAAATCGAGGTTTAGATACCCTCACGATTGCGTCGGCGCTAATGACCTCCACAGGCACTCCTACAGGAACAAATTGGTCAATCCCAACGCCGCCTTCATCCCCTGTTGCTCCCGGTGGGGCCGCGTCCTTCACGTTGGCTTTTAACCCAACTGTTCAGGGTTCTAAGACGGACACAGTTACGATCAATAGCGACGATCCAACAACGCCCGCCTTCACCATTTCGCTTGCAGGTGTCGGCACTCCCGGTCCCGGCGCTCTCGACACTACATGGCAACCTGTTCCGAACAACGCTGTTAATACCGTCTCCCGCAGTTCGACAGACTTAACATGGGTGGGCGGAAACTTCACAACAATCAGTGCTCTTACCCGAGGTCGTTATGCCTCCATCAACGACTCTGCGGTTGTGCAGTCACAGGCAGGAGCCGGGGCCAACGGACGTGTGCTAGCTGTGGCTCAACTGCCAGATGGCAAAGTGATGATTGGCGGTGAGTTCGCGACGGTGAACGGCATCGCTCGCCGTGGCATCGCCCGTCTCAATGCTGATGGCTCCGTGGATACTTCTTTCGTCAGCATGGGGCTTGTCTCAGGAGATTCAGTCTGGTGCTTTGCGCTTCAGCCTGATGGTGCTCTCCTCGTCGGGGGCACATTCCTCACTTTTGGTGGGCTTAACCGAATAGGCCTAGCTCGACTCACTTCAACAGGGGCTATTGACAGCACCTTTACCTCTCACTTCTACGGCTTGGTCCGCTCCATCGCAGTGCAGACAGACAACAAGATTCTCGTCTCAGGCAGCTTCACGGATGCCATCTCAGGACGTGGGGTTGCTCGTCGTAACTCTGATGGTTCCCCCGATGCAACCTTCGCATCTGGACTCACCTCCGGTAACCCAGTGGTTGCGAGTATGGCGGTGGACTCGACAGGGAAAGTCCTGTTGTCAGGCCCATACACAGCGGGAGCCGTGACAGGTTTGAACCGTTTCACAGCACTCGGAGCACTGGACGCCACGTTTACCAACAACGTGACTGCTGCCCAGTCCATCGCGGTGCAGACAGATGGTAACATCGTCGTCGGTAGTTTTGGCAATATCGTGTCCCCAGAAGCCCTTTTTCGGGTCACTAACGTAGGCACAGTAGATAACACTTTTGGAGCGTCTGCACAAAACCAAGTGTACGGGGTTGCTCTCATAAGCGTCGAGATGCCCCCTATCAATGGCGTTGCTCAACCCGACGAGGGACGAGTTTTAGTAGGGGGTTCTTACACTCTCGCAGGTTCTCCAAGAAACTTAGCACGGACGATCAATGGTCCTGTGTCATCCTCCTTGACCGTAGTTGGCCCAGCAGAAATCACATGGGAACGCAGCGGCACGCTCCCTGAATGTCAGACAGTCGTGTTTGATCTCAGCCAAGACAGCGGAGTCACTTGGAATCGACTCGGCCAAGGCGCACGCATCAGCGGCGGCTGGCGCATCGTATCAACCAGCATTGCTGGACCTCTTCTGCCGGGATTCTTTTTCGGTAGTCTCCCTGTCAGCGGGACTATCCGCGCCCGTGCCTATATCCAAGGCGGACTCAGCAATGGGAGTGTGTCGATCCTCGAAGACCAAGTGACCTTCTCAGGTCTTCCATCGCCCGACTTAATCCTCCAAGTAGGGGCTAACGAGATTGCCGAAGGAGGCATCGTCCAGTTCAATCCTATCCTCGGTGGCACAAATACCACAACCTCCGTCACGCTCTCTAACATTGGCGGGGCGGATTTGAACAGCGTCTCCGCTGCTGTGTCGCCTGTCGGCGGTGGTGTTGCAGGCGAGTTCATTATCGTGAGCACACCCGCAACAACGATCTCTGCTGGAGGCAGCACGGCACTCGGAGTGCAG